GATAAAGTCTTTATCTTTTGTCCAAAAATTTGTTTGTATGTTGCCATAATTAACTCGTTGTTACCGTTTGTGCTGTTGCTGCCGCAGTGTATTCTTCTGTGTTTGTCATAGCTGGGTCTCCTCCAAAAGCTAAAGCAAGCGTAGTAGTTCCTGCCGCGGCTAAAGTCGCTCTAGCAGTTCCTAAACTTGCAGGTGACGTTGTCCAATCTGTTCCATCGTACTCTTCCATTGCAGCTGATGCGCTTCCAGTGTCTCCTCCAACAACGAATGCCGCTGTTTGAAGTCCATCTCCTGATAGTTTACTTCTTGCTGTATTTAAACTATTTCCTGCTGTCCAACTAGTTCCATTATATTCTTCCGAAACAGCTGTGATTGCTGTTCCATTATATCCTGCAGCTGCTAATCCTGCAGTCGCAGTTCCTGCACCAGCTAATTGTCTTGTTGGTGTAGTTAAAGTATTTTCCGAAGTCCATGAAGCACCATTATATGATTCTGTATAAGCATAAGTAGTTGAACCATCAAATGCACCAAAAAATAAAGTAGCTGTTTGAGTTCCAGCCCCAGCACCCATAGCTCGACCATTATTTAAAGCTCCACCGGCTGTCCAAGCTGATCCATTATATTCTTCAGAAAGTGTTGATCTTGTAGGCATTGGTTCTCCACCCATAGTAATAGCTGCAGTTAGAATTCCTGCGGCAGCGTTACCAGTTGCAGCGGTTGCCATAGTGCCACCGGCCGTCCAACTAGATCCATTATACTCTTGTGATGCATCAGTTGCACCAGATCCATTATTACCTGCAGCCATTAATGCTGCTGTTTGAATTCCACATCCAGCTGTACCTTCTATACCTGGAGATAAAGCTCCACCACTCGCCCATGCTCTAACTAACGGCGCTACCTTTAAAGTTCCTGATGTTGAATTATACCAAATTTCTCCTTCCAATAAATTAGAAGGATCCGTTGCAAGTGATTTAATGTTGAATCCGCTTATTCCTTTATATGTCGCCATTTAGCTCCTAATTATTCTTTAGAAGCCACCCTTGTGTCGCGCCAGAATAAGCCAAAGTAAATCCAGCCCGTTCTGTCGCTACTGTTAAAGTTGCATCTGCCGTATTACCTTGTATTTTTTCTCCGGAACCAGGAGTGACCGTTAAATTATTTGTATCAAACGTTGCTGCATAATCTATTACAGATACTTCATCTCCAAGAGATCCTGCCGGCAAAGTTAAATTACATGCATTTGATGTGGTATCAATAAAATACCCTTCACCTGCTACTGCTGTTTTAGTAGCTCCTGTAACAACTGCTTGCCAAGAAGTTCCACCGGCCATTGCTGTCCATGATAGAGTTCCAGAACCATTTGTTTTCATTACCTCATCCGCGGCACCTGTGGCCACGGGCAAAGTTAAAGTATATGCTGTATCTGATGTAATAGTTGCAGGCGCTTTAAATCCTACATATGCTGAACCGGCGTTATCACCTAATCTTAGGGCACCCTCTGTATCAATTAAAACATTTGTGCCATCCCAAACAAAATTGGAAGAAGCTCCAAATGCTCCTGAGTTATTAAACTGTATTTCTGTAGTTGAACCTGCTGGATCTGTTGCTAAAGTAACGGCTACTAAATTTGATCCACTCATGTAAACTAATTTTTTACCTTTATCAGTAGTAGAAAAAGTAGTTCCTGATCCACCATCAGAAGCTCCTTTTAATTGAACTGTGTGTCCTCCACTTGTATTATTAAATACAATTTTTAATCCTTCTGTGGCATCTGGAAATGTTACAATTTGATTTCCTGTAATTGTTCCTGTTAATTCTATAACTTGATTTCTTGCAGCATTAGTTAAACTATCAGTTGTTGAAGATGAATCTCCATCTGTAATTAATAAAGCTGTAGTTTGTACCCCACCTGCAATAGTTTGTGAATGATAGCCTGATGCGGCTTGTTGAATAACGTTTAAATTTGTGTTTGTTTTAGTTCCCCATGTACCAGCATTTTCACCGGTTGCCATAAGTTCTATACCTAAATAATTATATGTTGATGCCATATTTTTCTCCTAAGCTACATCACTATAGCTTGTATTTGATCCTGTTGCAACATTCGAATATGAGATATTCGAACCCGTTGAAATATTACTATAAGAGATATTGGATCCAGTGTCAATATTCTCATAACTTATAATAAAAGGAGCAGTTAAAGTAACAGTTGCTGAAAGACCATCAAAGCTTACTACCTGATCCGGTAAATCTACACTTCCAACGCTGAAACTTGAAGATACCCCATCAAAACTGACTACTTGATCAGGAACATCGGCTATTGAACCAAGGCTCATGGTACTAGATATACCACTTGGCTGAACTACTACTGATCCTATTCCTTCTAAAGTTCCAAGAGTAAATTCTGCTGAAAGTCCTGTTAAAGCAGCTGCATCATTAGGCACAGTTACACTATCTAAAGTAGAAGTAATTGCAAATCCTGAAGGTTGGACTACTACCTCATTAATAAATACAGGAGTACCCATTTCAGAAGTGATAGCTAATCCACTAGGTGAAACATCTTCATTAGGTGCAAATGCTGTTCCTTGAGTGGATGTGATTTCTAATCCATCAAAACCAACAACTTGATCCGTAGGATCAATAACTCCTATAGCAGCAGTTATATCTAAACCGGTAATAGTTGGTGTTACATTAACAACCGGAGTAATAGTTCCTTGTAGTGAACTAATTAAAAAATTAGAACTTTCTAAAGAAGAATCTACAACTATTGTAGGATCTCCAACATTAAAAGTAGAACTTATTCCTGTTGGTTCAACTGTAACATCAACAACATTAGTAACGCTGCCAATACTAGCTGTAAAAGAAATTCCTGTAGGTGTAACGGTTGCATCCGATAACTCATTCCATTCGTTATCACCCCAACCAAGGGCTCCCCATCCTTCAGTGTAAAGAGTAGCATCTCCCCAGTTGGCACGCCCCCAGGTTCTGCGTCCCCAACCTTCTGTTACGGTAGGCATAAGGAAACCTCCTTACGCTAATCTTATGATTGCGTTTGACGAATCGTTAGCAGGAAATTGAATTGTAAAAGTTCCAGCGGTTGCTGTTTTATCAGACCCAAATGCAATTATACAAACGGACTCTGTAGTACTTGTAGATGCTCCTGTAGTCGTATCATAAATCATTGCACCATTCGCTGTGAATGAAGCAGTTGTCCATGAGACATCTGTGAAATCTGTGAATGCAGTTGTAGAAGTCAAACCAACTCCTGTATTGGTTAAAGCTGCTCCACCTGCACTGTAAGCGCTTCCTGCTGTGTTTGTAATTTCTTCAGAAGTAGAATAGTCAGTTGTTGCTGCGCCTAAATCAGCACTACTATCAAAAAGAGCAATTTTAAATGAATCACCACTAGATGAACTAAAATTATGTTTTCCTTGTAATAGTTCCTGTTTAAAGCTGGAACAAATTGCTGATGTTATTGCCATATTTATCTCCTATTTTAAGGATTCGGAGACTCGATTGGAATACGAATTGTACCATCCGTATAATCATCTCGTCTTCTTCTCCCAATTTGCTCTGCAGCAAATTTCTGAACTACATTATTATACTTTTGTTCATAGAATGTCAACATATCCATAGGGCCTTTTAAAAATCCATAAGCTTCTATAAGACAAGCATATAATAGCCCATTTCCAAAATTTTGACTGATGAAGGTTGTAGTATTAGCAGAACTTAATCCTGTTGGTTTAGCATTAAAATGAACTTGAAATGCATAAGTGGCATTGGGAACAGGGGCAATCATATAACGTCCTGAAGTAGTATCCGTTATCCCCGTTGCTCCACCAAATTGAGCATAATATTTAGGACTTCCAGTAGCAGTATTAGCAGCTACATACTCATTTAAAAAAGTCTGGTCCTTTTTTTGTAACCAAGTATTAGCTCCAGTAATAGCACCATCCGTGGCTGTATAAACTTGAATACCTCTAGTAAATAAACATCCTGCTGGGCAGTTAATGGTTTGTTGTCCTGTAACTAAACTTCCTGATTGTTGTTTTCTATCTGCATCAATTGGAAGATCTCTTAAAAGTCTATATTCAGCCATTTCAATGAATTGATCTGTAATAGTAGAAGTTAATACATTTGTATCTACTTCAGTATAGTTTCCAATTGCTGTTGTAAGTGTTGCGTATGTAAATCCTGCCATTATGGTTCTATAGTTACCGGTCCAACGGACACTGGATAACCACCTCCTTCTATTCCACCTGTTGTAGCTGTATCAGTATTGACAACAAAATAAAACCAGTCTGTTGTAAAATCTGTATCTCTTGCACCTGCAACATATTTTCCTGTAGTGATAGCATAACCTGCCGCTAAAGCAATTTTAGCTCCTGTGATTCCATCAAAAGTAGGTGGATCTGTATAATCTCCTCCTGTAGTTGGCATTCCTCTAAATCTATAAGTACTTCCATTTGTTAAACCATGATTTGGTACATTAACATTTATATAAGATGAACCAGATGCATAAGTTGTAAAAGGATTAGGAGGCATTAACTGTGTAACAGCTGGTGCTGTACGTGCTGGTCTTACTCGTTGTAATCCTTGAGGATCAGCGATCACGGGTCTTGGACTTATTTGAGGTTGTTTAGGTTCAAACTCTGAATAATGAACCCAGGCTCCTGTCCATTCCTTAACCATTTCTAAATAAGGGAATTGCATTCCAGATCTATCTGAAATTGCTATTGCGTATTTACCTGATGCAAATCTAGCCATTATACACTCGGAAAGTAAGTTTTAGGGGTTATATAGCTGCTCGCAGCAGATCCATCTTCTGCTAAAGCTCTTGCTAATTCATCTTCATAATAAAGTTTCATTTGTTGAGAAAGTTGTGGATTATATTTTTGACTTAAATAAAAAGCTAATCCTGCAGACATACATGGAACAAAACGATAAGGAAGATCTGTTGCATCGGTATAAGTAGAATCAGCATCTTGAATTCTTTTAACAAAATATATATGAGCATAATTACCTGCTGCCGTAGAATCTGGTGTGGGATAAAAAGTTACTGTAGTTTTATCAATTAATCTTTGAACCCAAAATTGATTAGGAGTTCCTTTTGATAATTTATTAGCTAAAGCTGAATAAGTAGATCTACTAACTTTTGTCATTGATGAATCAGATTCAGTAGTCGTAGCGTAATTAGTTCTATAAGTACATTCTAATATATCCGCTAAACCATAAGTAGAAGTTGTGCTAGTTCCGCCAGCAGTAGTAGCACTTGTGCCATCACTTGCTGCTCTAA